CAGCGTTCACCCAGGATCCGTTTTGATATGTCAGCACCTGGCCATTTTGGGCGTTGCTGATTTCCACGTCGTTCAGCTCGTTCAAATACGAGATATCACTCTCGCTGTCGTCGTCCGACGTGCCAAAAGGCTTGTATTTTACCCACGTCTTGGTGTCTACGTCGTAAATGTGTATGCTTCTGGCATATTTTTTCTGCTCCTGAGCGATAACCAAATCACCCATCGTAAATGTGATGTCATTACCATCTGTAAGGTCTCCCACGGTCAGGATCATATACATGGTCGATGCGGTAGCGGTCACACCAGCCTCATAATATCGCTTGCTATTGATGCGATACATGGACAGATACTTCGTGGTGTCGTTGTATGTATGAGGATCCCCGTCCCAATCATCTGTGTTGATCGTGCTGGAGGTTGACCACACAAGGCCAAGGCCCTTCCGGAAGTCCTCGCCAAACTCTGCACCGCTAAACTTTGCCCAGAAATTGAACCAATACTTTCGGCCGCTTGTCAGCCCCGTGATCTTGTAGGCTATCTGCTGCACGGTTCCACTTTGGTATGCTCCGCTGTTCTTTATCGTGAAAACGTGCTCCTTCGTGACTTTCGGGTATCCGCTGGTATTGCTCCAGGCGGTGGCGGTCTGATAGGTCACATCCACCGTGGTATCCGGTGCGCCCGTGTACCTTACGCAATACCGATTGAAAGTCTGTTCCGCTTGTGGCGGGTCTGCCTTAAACCATGCGCGCATGACTTCTGGTGTCAGCGACAACCAGCGCTTATAGTTCAGTGCAAGTCCACTGTGCGCGCTTGTGTCTGCTCCTGCCACATATTCGATTTCTTTCCAGACCTTGTTGCCGCTTTCGTCCTCGGTTTTAACGTAAACATGATCGACATATTTTTCCGTGTTGGTATCCACACCACCATCTGTTGCACCGGTGCCGGGATCCGTTACATATTCAAAGCGGAAGTTTCGAATATTCATGCCGAAAGCGGTTTTTTCTGCCGGCGATGCAATGACGGGCATACAATCCAGCCAGAGATAAACATCCTGATTCAACAGGGCAGCATCCACATGGTAGTCTATTTCATAATGCTGTTCGCCGTGGTCGCCGTTCGTGAAGTGTGCAAGTTCCGTCGGCGTACTGCTCCAATCATTCGTAACGCACTTTGAATTTGTGGGGCTGCTCCATCCGGGGATAGACCACCATCCAACTGTATCACTGCCGGCCTCCCATTCAGCATCGCATACCATTTTGTAGTCGCCAGCCTGGGTGAATCGCACCTTGAGCATCGGAAGGCCGTACCAACCATTGGCATACATCGACGGGTCGTCATGTGCCCATATATGGGAATAAGCATACCCACGAAGCGACATGGAATAATAGCCCGTTTGCTCGCTCAGCTCGAAATCAATGAAATCAACCTCGTCAACAGGCCGACGATATATCTGCCCCGTCTGCTGGTCAACTGTTCCACCCTTCGAAACGCTGTATTTCGGGCTCTTGGTTACATGGTTCGCATATTTGATATATACGTCGTTTGTCTTGCCTTCTTCATTGTCCGGGGTATCCGTGCCGCTCGAAATCTCTTTGGCATTGATAGCGTTTGTGTTGGCCGTGTTCGCTTGCTTACTTTCCTTGGTCTTTACCTTTGCTAGGGCTGGGTTTTCTCCGTAACCTTCAAGCGTGCAAAGGCCGTTCAGATTGAATGTGTAGGCCATCACGCATCCGAAACTGTCATTTGTGCTGTTGAATCTGCCTCCGCTGATCTGGATCACGTCGCCCAAATCATATTGCCAGCCGCACAAAACATCCATGCGGAAGGGCGTGTATGACAGTGCAAGGGCATTTTTCAATACTTTCTTGCGGTGCGTGTTCATGGTCGACCTCTTCCCGCCATACATCAAAAACGGGTTCGGCCCAAGTTCAATGGATGATGCCTTTGCATAGGTCGCGCTATCATAAGCCTTTTCGAGCCACGTTTTGCGCTTCTCAAGACTCTTTTTCTCAGTCGTCAGAACCTTCTTTCTGGCCTTATACTCCGCTTCGGTGATCTGTCCCTGCTGGTAATCGATTTCGAGCTGTAAAAGGTCCGTGTTGACCTGAGAGATGTCCGCATCCACATCTTGGATTTCCTGCTCAAGCGTTTCGGCATCATAGCCATAATACACCTCTTGGTTTGTGTCCAGATCCGTGACATAGATTCCCGTAAAGTGCGTGATATAGTCCGCCAGGGTCATCCCTTCGAGCCGTTCATCCGCCGAAATGGTCACGTCAGGTGATTCGGTCTTCGGGAATTTTCTGAACACAATGTCCCCGGATCTGTCGCAAGTGCAGAAACAGCACATTGTCTGGGCGATCCAATACATCAAATCACGATATGTCGTGATATCATTGGCGAACTGCTCATTGTCCGAAGTATCGCCGTAAATCTCGATATTTGCCACCGTGCTTGTTGCGTTCGGCAGCAAGTCAAACTCTGCCTTGGTCATACCAAGGGCCACGCCGCACTGAGCCGCCGCATAGTAAGCAAATGCGTACAGATTATCCGTTTTAAGCCCAAGAAGGTATGCCATGTTCGCATCCTGGATCTCCGCATCCAGTTTTGACATATTATCGTATGCCGTGATCTTCACACAATCATGTTCTGCGTGCTCGGCCTCTTTGACTGTCCACACACCGAGCGGGATATCTTCCCACTCCTGCGTGTCTTCGTACCATATCCCGAAATTGAGCTCGATGGTTTTATCAATCCACTCGCCCCAGGAGACAGAAACCCCCGTCAACTCACAATCTAACTGTCCAATGTAGCAGGATCCGAAGACGATCTGATTGGTGTCGGTGCATTGATTGGTGATCGAAAAAGAATCCTGCACAATATTCGAGCCGTCGATGGTCTGCACAAGAGTGCCACCATCATAAATGCTGCCCGTGATCCTATGCGTTTGTACGTTTAATTTTGAGGAAAAAGCGAAATGTTCATTGATTGGATACATTCTTAAAACTCCTCTATGTCAAAAGAAAGCCTATACAATCCATCTGTACCGGCTGCCCGTTCGGATCCCTTTATCAGTTCATACCGGAAGGAATCCTCCTGGATGGAAACCGTGTAGTCATCCCGGGCCTGGTCGATGGCGGTGTATAATTTCATTGTGAAAGAGTTAAGTAAGAGAAATTCCTGAAAGGTTTTAAGCCATTTACTCGATACTGTCCACGTCCCCGAAGCCTTGAGCCTATGAGAAAGCACAACGATAGCGGCACGGTGGCCATCTTCCTTTTTGAAGTTTCTGACCTCTTTTTCTATCGTTTCTTCCCATGTATCAGGCTTCGGGATTTGAGTTGAATTGAACATTGTAGGATACGATGTAAGCATTTCATCGCCCTCCGTTTCTATAATTGGTTGATTGGTTCGCCCTGACTACGGCCTTACCAAATTGCATCTTATCCATTTCAAGTGTCACGTTGATATCACCGCCGCCGGCAAGCGCAAGGTTTCCGATTCCTCTGTTGATGCTCGAAAGCTGGTCCGTGTAATCAAATCCTCCCCGGATTGCTCCAGCCGTACCTTGCATTGCGCTTTCCACCATAGGGATTCCTGCATTGATCTGTTGCGCCATCTGTTTCATCATGTCTGGCATCCAGCTGTTGAAATCAGAAAGCGGACCAACATCTGGCTCTGAAAAGTGGAGATAACTCTTGATAATATCGCCCGCGTTGCTTACGGCGTTTCGCAGTCCATCGAATTTTGACCGAATGCCAGCGGTGATGTTGTCAATCAGATGCTCGCCCCATGTCCGGGCCCCCAGGATGAAACCTTCGATAAATTTTTTTATGTTCTCGAAAGTCTGCTGAATATCATCTTTTATGCCGTTTACTCTGTTCGAAATGGTTTCCTTGATGTAATCGAAACCGCCCGTCGCAATACCCTTGATGATCTCAATTTTTTCGCGGATCCCGGCGGTCAACATCTCCCAAGCAGCAGCGGTGCCGATCTTGATACCCTCCCACACGTTCGAAATGGTCTGGCTTATGCTCTCCCATGCTGTTGACATGTAGGATTTCAGAATCTCGATGGCCTCAATCCAATCGTTTTTCCATGTGGTGAAGTTTTCAGCGGTCTCCTCACAGAACAAACGAAAAGCCTCTTTGATTTCGTCCCAATTCTTCACCCAAATGACCACTGCAGCTGCTACAAGAGCAAATGCACCAAGCAGTGCGCCGACTGTTGCACCCACTGCAGCGGCGATGCCTTCAAGGGCGCCCATAACAGCACCTGCGGCTGTCGTTGCGGCTCCCGAAATAGCCGCCCACATTGCGGACAACTTAGCGCCGAAGCCAGCAAGCGCTCCACCGGCTGCCAATGCGCCCTTTATTGTTCCGATTGCCCATACCACTTTACCGATGGCCGTTACAATGGCCCCGAGTATCATGAGGAGCGGCCCAATGACCGCCACGATCTTGCCGATGGTGATGATCGTTTTCTTGCTTCCATCATCCATGGCGTTGATTTTATCCACAAATTCCTTTATGCCCTGCACAAACTCACGCACCTCGGGAATCAACAACTCACCGAAAGCGATTGCGAGTTCCTGCAAGTCGGATTTTAACTTCGTGATATCGCCTTGAAGGTTATCCTCCATGATGGCAGCCATGGCCTCGGCCTGTCCGTTGTACTGTTCAATTATCTCGGCCCCGGATGCAAGCGCTTCCTCAAGTGGAACAACAGAACCGTCTGCGAGTTTTGCAAAACTGTTCGACGATGTGTCAATCGCGTTCGCTAATTGGTTGAAATCTTCATCCGATGCCTGAGCGATAGCCAAAAGGCCAGACATGGCCCTTGCACCGCCAAGCATGGCAGCGGCCCGGGCTTTCTCTGCTTCCTCGGCTCCAAACGCTTGATGTGTCAGATCCTCAAGAGCCGCATCATATTTCTTTTGTGTGATGTTGCCAGCTTCAAGATCCGCATCGAGCTGCGCCACTTGTGCATCAAACTCTTCCGCGGACATCTTTACATTCTTGAAACCGTCCCGGATCTGGTACATCACTTCGCGGAATGTGTACATATTGCCCTGTGCATCATAGAGCGAAAGGCCGAGCTGATCAATGGCGGCCTGTGATTCCTTGGTGGGCTTCGCCATCCTGGTAAACAGATTTCGAAGGGATGTTCCGGCCATGTCCGCCTTGATTCCATTATTTGCCATCAAACCAAGGGCAAGCGCTACATCCTCGGCTGTATAGCCTAATGTTCCGGCGGGGGCGGCGGCATATTTGAATGACTGACCGAGCATAGACACATTTGTGTTTGAATTGGTGGCCGCTGCCGCCAAAACATCCGCAAAGTGAGCGGAATCCTTCGCTTGCAATCCGAAGGCCGTGAGCGCATCCGTCACGATGTCGGAAGTATCACCCAACTCCTCGCCGGAAGCGGCGGCAAGGTGCATGATGGCGGGTAGGCCGTCAAGCATGTCCTGTGTCTTCCAACCGGCCATTGCCATATACGACAATGCCTCGGCGGATTCCTCAGCAGAAAACTTCGTCTGTGAACCCATTTCACGGGCTTTTGCAATAAGCGCTTCCATTTCCTCGGCATTTGCCCCGGAAATAGCCTGAACCTTTGACATTGCAGCATCAAAATCTGCTGCCGTTTTGACCGCTGCCGTTCCTGCGGCAACAATCGGGGCTGTGACGTAGGTCGTCATACCACGCCCGATGGATGTCATTGTCTGCCCTGCGGCCTCGATCTTCTTTCCTGCGGCTTGCATCTCCTCAGCGGCTGCCTTGGTCTGCTGTTGTGCCACGGATCCGAAATCCTTATACTCTTTTTCGAGCGATTTGAGTTGCTGTTCAGTGTCGGCAATCTCTCTTGTGAGCGCTTCCTGCTGTTTGATGGTCTGCTCGGTCTGCGGGCCGTTCTTCAACTGCTCAAGGGCTTCTTTCTCCTGCTTGAGTTTGTCCTTCGTGCCCTCGATGGCATCCGTGAGCGCTTTCTGCTTCTGGGTGAGCAGTTCCACGTTCTTCGGGTCCATTTTCAAGAGTTTGTCGATGTCTCTGAGGCTGTTTTTTGACGAATTTATCTGCTTTTCGACATTCTGCAAAGCCTTGGTCAGTTTTGTGGTATCGCCGCCGATTTCGATTGTAATGCCTTGTATACGCTTGCTTGCCATAATCGTTCACCTTTATGCGAGTAGGTTGTCAATGTCTGCTTGCATTGCTTTTTCGGGAAATTTGGCCGTGTCATTGTCTGATTCAATCATCAGATCGAAAACCGTGCCAATTTCCAAATTATCCAAATCTTCAAATGTCAGCCCGATCTGCTTGGCCCGCAGTAGATAAACTGCTGTATTGATCTCTCGTGCAGTCGGGCGGTTTATTTTTTTGCCTTGCTTGAATTGTTACGGCTCCCGGAATAGATGGCAAAGATCTCGTTGGCGTTCTCGATAAATGTCATGCTGTCATATTCTTCAAGCCAATCAATGTATTTTTCCATGTTCAGTGTGTTCATGTCCGCTTTTCCGGCTTGCATCGCCATTACATAGCCCATTTTGCTGATAATATCCGCGTCAAAGTCTCCATTGTCATTCAGGACACTTGTTAGCAGATCGACGTGGAATAGTTGCTTGAAACGAATGAGGGTAGCGGCATTGGCAAGCATCGGGACAGTGCGCTGTTCCCCTTTCGGGTCACAAAGTTTGATTTCTCCGTACATAGTGGTTTTTACTCCTTTCGATTGTCAGATATACAGAAAGCCCCATGCAAGGCATCAGCCAAGCACGGGGCATCCATGAGGGTGTTATAAAAGAGAGCTTAGGTTGTTACATACACATTAGAGAACCATCCGTTGTAGGTGCTGGTGTTTACGGTCTCGCTGGTGTAAGCCTTAACCTTACCATCTGCACGCGGTACAGCGGTGATCGTGATCGTGCCGTGGGTCGGTTCAAGGGTCTCGCCCTTTGTAGCGTTCTCCTGAGTTTCACGGGTTGCGGAACACTTGTAAAATACGTTCCTGCGTTTCTTAGCGTCCCCGTCGATCTCAAACAGCAGGGCAAAGTATGTCGTGCCCTTGTCGTTGGTCTCTGTCATGACGCCGTTTGTGTCCTTGGTGTCGCCCAGGATGTCCTTTGCGAAGTCTTCCGGCATAACTTCATATTCGAAGTCGCCCTCATAGCCGTTGTTCTGTGCGATGGTGTACCACTCCACATCATCCGCAAATTCCTTAATGGTGTCGCCACTAGGCGAAAGGCTCATAGAAACCGCACCCTTGAAAGCCTTGGGGGATCCGTAGGTGTAGGTGATCTGACCGGTGCTGTCAACGCTCTCGGTCAGTTTTGCATAGTATACATTTTTCAAGCCAAACTGAATCTTATTAGCCATTGATGTTTACCTCCATCGTATAAGTTTTCATTTGCATCCGTTCATCATCCAGCCAAGTTTCTTCGGTGCTGTACACCATTTCGTGTGCATCCAGCACGGCCTCGACCTTCGATTCCAGAGCAAAGTCTTTGTTGTCTGTGTATAACTCGATTGCTAACTGCTCAATCTTGACGTGGTTTTGGTTGTCTGCCGGCTCCGGGACATTTCCCGTGTATAGATAACAGATAAAAGGCGGGGCCACGGCCTCACCTTCTGCAAAAGAGCGGTATGCGAATGGAATTGCATTTACCCCATCCGGCTTGATTTCGCCTATCATTTCAGCGATTTCTTGTAAGCTCATTTATGACCTTCCTTTCGTACTCTTTCACGAGTTTTTGTTCCACAGGTGCAATGTGGGCTCGACCCTCTACCCTTCCGCCGCCGCGCTTAGCGTGGCCGTGTTCGAGTAGGTGAGGAAGTCCCGGCAATTTGCTGTTGTAGATGGTGACATTTGCCCCGGCGCGGGTGCGCTCGATGCTTGTTCTCCATCCGCTTGCATATCTATTGCCATTGAAATTACTCTTAGCCGCCGATTGCACCGCCTTGGCTCCCGCTTTGCCGACCTTCTCCGTGATCTCCGGGAGTGAATCGGTGATGCCGTTTGTGTATTCCTTGAGAATTTCATCCACGGCAGCGGGCAACTGTTCAAGAGTTATCCGTCTG